AAGAAGTTACTAAAAAGTTTTTTTCCATAAGAAGATTATGACTAAATTCAAAATGCACTCCGTCAGCATTTTTCCCAGTCTCTTCATCTTTTACAGCATATCCTCCGTAAATAACATCAGCTTTTGAATCAATAATTTTATTATACAAAAAAGATAATGAATTCATACTATACACATCATCATCATCTAAGAAAGCTATATAAGGAGCTTTAGCCACACTGACTCCATAGTTCTTAGGATAACTATGATGTTCATGATTTCTCCCTGTCTTAAAATACTTAAATTTTTTATATTTTTTTTGATATTGACTAACTTTCATTTCGGTCTTGTCTGTAGAACAATCATCCACGACAATAACTTCATAATCTTTAAAAAACTGGTTACGAATACTTTCTAAGGCATTCAAAATAATTTCTACTCTGTTATATGTTGTTACAATAACTGATATTTTAGGCTTTTCGGATTTTTTGACAACTGATGGCATATTTCCTCCATATCTTTGTTTTTGTCCGAGAGAACTTTCTTGATGCTCAACAATAAGAGCATTCTCCAAATAATACATTGGGACTTTATTTATCCCACAAAATTTTGAAAAAACTATATCACTAATTGGTTCTAAAATATCAGGCCATTTAATCTGTTTTAATACCCTAGAAGGAGTAATTCTAGCAAGTCCCCCAAGTAAATCAGTTTCACGAAATGTATAATGAGTATCAGTTTCTTCACAATATCTTACAAATCGATTTCTTGACTTAAAATATCCTCCAGATATCCCTCCTACATGGCCTATTAATCCAACAGGAAAAGCAGAAAAAGCCGAATCTGGAATCAATTCATAAATAGCTTTTATATGTCTAAAGAAATCCTTAGACACTAATAGCCCGTCATCATCAATCTTTAAGATTGGATTTCCTGAAAGGAGGGGGATGACTTTAGCAGCTCCTACATTAGCTCCATAATTCTTATCCCAAAAATGAAGAATTAAAGGATAAGAATCTTTATGAAGATCTCGCAAATAATTCGAAAACTCATCACTAGGAGCAGTTCCTTGAAAACAGATATGATGTTCGAATTCACTATCCCCTCCAAGTGTTCTTATAGATTCAATGAGGCGTTTTAAATACAATTCACGCCCCATCGTAAATGTATAAACACTTATCATTTTTGTTGACCTTTAATGCTTTCTTATCTGATCAGCAAAAATATCAGTTTTAGTAAATCCTCCCTTAGGATTATCTATATCCAAAGCAGCTTCTTCTTCTTCAGTAAAGTCCATCCCTCTTAGAGCTTTAATCTTCAAAAGATCAACTAAAGCTTGATCTGTAACTTTCAAAACCTTTTCTTGGTTAGCTTCACTGAAAGCTATTGCCTCTTTCTTGGTTAATTCAGTAACAGCAGAATGCCCGAGATAATTAGCCACAGAAGCTTTATCTCCCCAAAGAAGCATAAATCCTTTCTCTGTTCCTTTTTCAGTAATGTATCCTCCTCCTTTAAGAGGAGTACTGTGGAAAGCAGGAGGGTAAATCACTCCATTCGGGCCTTTTTCTAATCTTAACTTAATGTATTTCATAACTAACCTCCTAAATTTGTTTTAAAAAGTTTCTCCAATTTTTTACAGGATTAAAATCACGATTACTACAATGGCTGTTTATAAGATAATCACCTCCTCCTTTAAAATATTTTAGTCTCCCTTGATATGCTATTCCAGCAAATCCTATCCTCTTAAGCATTGGTTCTGTCTTAACTGTTCTTTGATGTCCCGGTGGACGATATACAAATTCTTTAGGCAAAAATGGATTCAAGATCTCTAAAGATTTTTTAACAAAATACTCAGCATCTGTCCTTTCTTGTTCAGGAGGAGATAAGTGATCATATCCATGAACTCCTACTTCTATCCATCCTCTAAACTTGTTATACCAATCTCTAAAGATTTCAGAATTACTAACATTCTGTTCATACTTAAAGTTTGCTATAACGAAAGCAATTATTTTCAGATTAGGATATTTATCGTGAATTTCTTCTACATACTTCCAATATTTTAAATTCTCAATACAAACATCATCTACTGCTAAGATCACAATTCACTCCTGAATTTATCCATTGACCAGTTGGTGCCAGGACAACTTTTGTAATATGCAAAGGCATTATGCCCATAAATATTATCTACAGACAACTGTAGAATGTCTACAAGCGATCGTACAAGGGTAAGGCATAGTTGCCACTGTTTTATAGGAACTGAATCTACATCAAAATTCCCAATACAACAAATTCCTAAAGACCTATAGTTCATATTCTGCTGTTTGCAGTGAGCTCCAGATTCATTCATCATCCTTCCAACAAGAATTTCATAATTATCACCAATTAATTCAATCCCATAATGATATCCAATAGTTCTCCATCCTAAAGATTTATGATATCTCCTTATATCATCCCAAGATACTGTCTTGCCATCTTTAGTTAAACTGTGATGGATTATAATGTTTTTAGGATTCACTTTCTTTCCTCAAATCACATAAATCATTAATTAATTCTTCTAAAGACTGAACTTTTTCGACCACTTCTAATGCATCTTTACGAATCAATTCCATCAGTTCGTCAGTAACCATTCTTCGACTCAAATTCCTTTTTTTAAAAGCCTGTGTAAAAAGGACTACACTTCTAACTCTATCACACAGTTTATTATATTTATCTATATCTACTTCTTTTTTCATGAACTATCTTCGAGAACCCTAGCTTTCAAAAAAATTAGTATCAACATTAATCCCGAGGCAGACTGTTCCAGATACGAGAAACCGCCCGAATACCAATAAATAATAACGGTATAATGACCAACCAGTTTTTAATTCCCCACAACCAAGACTGTATAAATCCATCTCTGGCAAATAAATCACAATTCAATAATATTCGAGCATAAAGAAGTATTGCTTGACTTATCCCAATGCCAAAGAACAGTATCATATCGTAAATGTATGGCTTGCTGATAGTACGTTTATTGCCATTAGATAAATGTTTGTTTTTCCGCAATACCCACAATAGCCACCATAGATATACAGTGCCTGTCCCAAAAGAAACGATTACAGTTATACTATATGTCCAGAATACAAAGTCTTTATACATTTTTATCTCCTGATGTTTCGCATTTTATACTATCTTTTGTCCAACACAAGTGCCAATTTTCTTCACCGTTTATCGTTGCATCAGCGATTTTCCTATTAAGGGCTTTTGCCTGCTTGACGGTTTCTTCTGATACAAGATCTGGTTTGTTTATGAAGGATTCTTTTATGAACTGTATAAATTTACTCATGATCCTCATGCCTCCGTGCATCAAATAGCTTATTAAGCAAAGTAACCGTTTCGCCTAGAGTAACCCGCATCTTTTCAAGGCTGTCCTCTTTTTTCATCATAAGCCGGTAAAAAAGGATGATTACCAGGCCGGATAGAATTAATGCCGGATCTTTAAGAAGATTTAATATATTGAGTAAAGATTCCATGTCTAAGCTAGTTACTTCATTATTTAACTATTTACTGAATCTTTTACTAATGTCATTTGTAAGACGAACTGTAATTTCTCCAGTAGCATTTGAAGCATCATCATTAAAGATCGTAATATACAAATTAGATGCTTTAGGAACATCTCCATTTATCCATCCTCTTCTAAGAGTAGTAATTTGATGCCTGCCACTAGTTTCATTAGCAGCACTATAAATTTCATCAGCTCCTCCAGCAACAAACTTCCCCTTCTGTCCTATACGAACATCAAAATCAACAGAAGTAGGACAAAGCACCATTATTTCTCTTAGAAGTCCAGTCTGAAACTTTTGACCTCCACCTTCACTAATATCAAGTGGTCCACCTCCTGTAGCGTCTTTTGCTATACTGGCTAAAGTATGCTGAGTAATAGCTGTCCTTTCAAATATTCGTCTCATTTTATCCCTCCCAAGTTATTTTTTCTTAGAGCTATCTTTAACCCTGTTCCTTTCAGCTCTTCTTCCTCCCGGATTAATCCTTTTCCTATCTTGTGTCTGATCTGAACTTTTTCCTCTAGTAGACTTCCTTCCAGGTGTTTTCCCATTTTCACCTGAAATTTGAGCTTTCATTCTTTCAAGGAATTCCGCAGTAGTCATATCAATAGCTTCTTCCCACGTTTCAACAGGAATCTCCAGAATCTCAGCAACTTTCTCAATATCAGGAACAATCTTAGGAGGAACTCCCATTTGAATCTGTGTATCTATATTTCTTAACATTTCAATGAATATCTCTTTAAGAGCAATTTTTCTATTCCAATCAAGAGGATCCATTTTAACGTGACAAGGCTTTCTTTTTTCTGGAGAATAATTAGACTCTACGAAAGGATCTACGATTTGAGTATCTATAGCTTCTTCTAAATCAGAAATTAATCCTTTTTCAGACATAAGAAACACATCAGCGTGAACAGAAGAACTACTGTATCCCCCCCCACTTTCATGAGTCAACACATCTTCCGGAACATAAATAGCTCTTAAGCATCTAGCATCCATATGCTTAATTACTTCTATAAACATAGGACCTCTAGCATCATCTGTTAATAAATCTATAGCCCACATATTTTCCTTAGGGCTGTTATAACTGTAGGAGGAGTTCCTCTTCTTTCGTAATATTGCATCATAAACTGATATAAAAGTTCTTTCCAATACCAAATTTTATATGCATTTTTTAATCTAGAAACCCCAAAAGGATTGCCGAATTCTTTGTCATTAGTAAATAAAAAAGTTTTTCTTATAGGAAGAACAACTTCTGAATTAGTTGATAATCCTTCTTGAATAATCTCAATCAAGTTTTGTTTATCATCAAATTTCATTTTTATAGATTCAGGATGATGCGGTTTAATTTTCTTATAATATACTGTATCTTCATTCCGATAAACTTTTTCTTTTCCATCTTCAGTAGTTGACGAAATTTTAATATTAGACCTTTCCCAAACTTTTTCATGACTAGAAAAGCCATATTCAATAGCAGACATAGAAGATTTAATTAAATCTCTCCATATCCTTTTTAAAGCCCATTCTACAGTTTTACCAATATTTTCATCATCACATTCTACTCTCCAATTAAGAGCCAAAACAGGAAGCTTAATTACGGATAATCCTACTGCTAACTGAGGATCCCTTTTCATTAAAGTAAAAGTATCAACATCTATAGTCTCTGGATTATATTCGGCAGGAGAATATGGGCCTGGGGAAGAAAATAAAGGGTTTTTATAAGAAGTCATCTCCTTAAAGGACATAGGCTCCATTCCAGGCTGCTTGTATTTTCCTCTCTTATTTTTAGCAGATTTAGCTTTGGTAATTGGAACTACCTCAGCCATTCTGCTTTGAAGAAATGTAGAAAATTCCTCTTTAAGATCTTTATCGAAAAAAGAAGTTATAAGTTTCGCAAAAGGATCATCCATAGAAACTTTCTTAGGAAACTTTGCTACTCTAGCCGAAACAACTTTTTCTTTAGCCATTTTTATCCTCTTAGATGAAGGGCTGATATGTAATCAGGAGATTGTAACTTCCTTATATCCATTGGAAATTTCAATTTTGGCTTAACAACTTTACCAAAAATTCTTCTCCGATTAATAGGAATAATTCTAGCTGTAGAAATAGGCATCACATCTTTACTTAATATTTTAAGCGAAATCCTATATGGCCTTTCCCCCATAGAAGAAGCCATAGCAATCGCCCAAAATACATCTCCATGATGTTCTCTATTTTTCTCAGCATCAAACATGAATCTACCAGATTCGGTAACTTTTCGCTTAATAGAATGAATCTGATTCTTAACTTCTTTTCTATTAGGAAGAGCAATAGTTGATTCTTCTAATCTTATCCTAAAATCTGAACATACTTCTTCTTTCCAAGAATTGCTAAAACTAATAGGACTAGTTCTCCATGAATAATCTGCAAGCTCTTCAGACATATCCATCCCTATGCCACCTTCGTCTATAGCTAATTTTAGTTGAGAAAATCCATCTAGGCAAGATTTAAGATAAGCTTTTTGAGCTTTAAATTTAGTATGCTTAAATGTCTTAAGATGTCTTACTACTTGTAATGAAGGATCAGCACCAATTTCTTCCAATATGACAAGTTCTCCTGCATGTTTTTTTCTTCCAACATCATATCCAGAAATTAAAGAAGGATTAACCTTATTTTCTTGAACAGCTCTTTGTAAATCCTCAATATTATCATATAGCTTAAAATCAACATCTTTATATTTATCCTGGATAGGAAAAGGAAGTTTCTCAGAATACTCATCATCAAGATTAAAAATATCATCTATTACAACTTCATATACACATTGATTAATTAAATCTATTGGAAAAAAGGATACAGACTCATCCATATGAAGTAATTCATATTCTTGCTGAAACTGCTCCAAATCCATAGAAATAAAGATTCCAATTATCTTTTCAGAACCAAATCTTGCAACTCTTTCTTCTGTGGTCATTAAAGTAGCTTTTTTATTAGCTTCTTGAAAATATCCCTTCTTAACAAAATCTATACAATTCCACCACCATATTCTATGATAAGAATAAATTCTCTTAAAAGCATCCTGAGCCACAATTTCATAATGAATTCCCTTTTTACCAAGAGGAGAACTGCCTATTGTTAATGTTCCAGAACCACGAGTTATAATAGGAACAGAAGCAACATATATCTGCTGATCCCATGTATAATGAGCAGCTTCATCTAAATATATATCAACATTTCCACCCTTACCACGAGGTTCTCTTTGTGCATGAGAAATAATTCTCGTTCTGGATTGAGCTCTTCCATTACGATCTTCAAATTCTAACGAATGTTTATTGTCTACTACACACTTTTTCCTAACAGACAAAGGCATAGAATCAAACAATCCTCTGCCATACACAATTTTTTCGTTAGCTTCTTCTTGGTTAATTGAAATAAAAATGGAAGTGTGGTGAGTTTCTAGGTGAGATTTTGCTAACGATCTTCCTGAATAAATATACGAGAAACCGGTTTGTCTACTTTTATCTATATGAATAAAGAAACTTTTATCATCTAAATATCTAACTTGGTATAAATAAAGTTTGGAAGGATTACCATAAACGTCCTGAGTAAACCCCTCTAGGAAACCAGATGTGGTAGCAAGCCATTCATTTATATCTTCTTGTGCATCTTTACCATATTTTTTAGCAACTCCTAAGGGAGCTTTTTTATCCTTTAAAATATCTGTAACTTTAGAACTGCCCCAAATACTAGACTTTTTCTTATGTTTCTTTATAGAAGCAAGAGCTTTCTTCTTTAAATGCTTGGCCTGAATTGATCCTCCATCTAAAAGATCAGCCAAGTCCGCTGGATCTAACTTTATTGTCCCCATCAGCTTCCTCATCAAAACTTCTCTTAGGAGTTACATTTTTAATTTTCTTCTTCTTTTTAGTAACTTTTTTAATCTTATGTAACTTTCCAGAAAGAGAATGTTTATAACGATCTTGTAACTTACCAAGATCAGTCACTCCAACTTTACTAGTGAATGCACCTGGAGTATCAAGCCTGAGTTCTTTTTGTGTTTCAGTTATCATTTTATGAAGATCTCTAGTGGAAACATCTTTTAATTCATCTTCTACTTCTCTTCTTCTGAGTTCTTCATATAAGTTAGAAAGAGTAATTTTAGCTTGATCTGTTCTAAACCCACTATCTATCCCATGAACTTTTTCCATTCTAAGATTCAATTCTTCTACATAATCTTCATCTCCAAAAAAGCTTTTAATAGTTGCCTGAGTAGTGCTAAGATGTCTAGCAACTTCTCTTATTGTCATACTTTTATCTACTAGATATAAAATAGATCTCTGGCGTAAAAGATGAATTTCGGCAGTCAAAGTAACTCCCTGAGTTGCAGAAGCTAAGGCTAAATTGGATTTCTTCTTTTTTCCTTTGACCCTCTTTTTCATTTTTTCCCTTTCACCAACAGACTAAATATAAAAAAGTGTCATTATACTATATAACATACGTTCCACTAAATAGCAATATAAAAATTTAAAAAGATTTCTAAATCATTTTAAAAAGTTTTTCTAAAAATTTCAAGACAGAACAAAAGAAGGTCCCAATTAAGAAAATT